CACTAGCAACACGAGGCAGGCCGGTCAGTCGTCAGGGAGCACCTGGGGACAAGCCGCCGCGCTGATTCCACCGGACTCGGTTCCATCGCAACGTATCTCAGCCGCTCCACAGGTTGACCCATTCCAGATTCAGCCGGTCATATTCAAGCCGCAGCCAGCGGCACTCCACCTTGGCCGTACCATCGTGGTCAAATCGCAAGACGATCCATCACAGAGACAACCAACGATCTTCGAGCCGCAGCCAGCAGGGCTACACCTGGGGAAAACGCTCACCGCGTTCCAGCAGGTCGATCCGGCACAGACACAGCCACGTCTCTACAGGCAGGCTCCCGCTGCACTGATTGATCCAGGACCGTTTGGCATCATTACAGCACGGCCACAAATAGACCCAACACAGATCCAGCCAGACCTGCCGACCTATCCGCACGCAGGAGTCGTGGAAGCCTCACCGCCTCCTCGGCAACCAGTAGCCCAGGCGGCACAGTACGGGTATGGCACTAGCAACACGAGGCAGGCCGGTCAGTCGTCAGGGAGCACCTGGGGACAAGCCGCCGCGCTGATTCCACCGGACTCGGTTCCATCGCAACGTATCTCAGCCGCTCCACAGGTTGACCCATTCCAGCTCCAGCCGGTCATATTCAAGCCGCAGCCAGCGGCACTCCACCTTGGCCGTACCATCGTGGTCAAATCGATCACAGAGACAACCAACGATCTTCGAGCCGCAGCCAGCAGGGCTACACCTGGGGAAAACGCTCACCGCGTTCCAGCAGGTCGATCCGGCACAGACACAGCCACGTCTCGACAGGCAGGCTCCCGCTGCACTGATTGATCCAGGACCGTTTGGCATCATTACAGCACGGCCACAAATAGACCCAACACAGATCCAGCCAGCCCTGCCGACCTATCCGCACGCAGGAGTCGTGGAAGCCTCACCGCCTCCTCGTCCCATCATCACGGCATCCCCGCAGATTGCTGAGCGACAGCTACGCGGGTTCGTGCAGGTCTATGGGCATGTCGGCGCGTGGCTCAATTACATGGAGTTTGTCTATGGTCGGCCTCCGGTCGATCCGACACAAACCGATGCGAAACTGTTTCGCTATCCTCATGCGGCAGCAGCCGTTGTCACCTCAGTACCGACCCGGCAGATCGTGGCTAGGGCACAAGAGAATCCCTCGCAGATTCAGCCGGTCATCTTCGAGCCGCAGCCAGCAGGGCTACACCTGGGGAAAACGCTCACCGCGTTCCAGCAGGTCGATCCGGCACAGACACAGCCACGTCTCGACAGGCAGGCTCCCGCTGCACTGATTGATCCAGTACCGTTTGGCATCATTACAGCACGGCCACAAATAGACCCAACACAGATCCAGCCAGCCCTGCCGACCTATCCGCACGCAGGAGCAGCCGTTGTCACCTCAGTACCGACCCGGCAGATCGTGGCTAGGGCACAAGAGAATCCCTCGCAGATTCAGCCGATCATGGCGGAATACCCGCATGCAGGTGCGACGCCTGCGACAGTCCCTGTTCGCCCAATGATCACAGCCTCACCACAGGGCTATCAAACACAGACGCAGCCAGAGATCTTCGGGCAGATTCCAGCAGGGCTACACCTGGGGAAGACGCTCACATCTTTCCCTGTCGACCGCGGACAACCGACAGCGCCGTTCATGGAGGCCTATCCCCATGCTGTGGCCGTGCTGGCCAGTCCTCCGTTGCGCCCGATGATCTACGCCAGAGGATACGGGGCGCAGGAATACGAGCAACCAGCCCCAGTCATCCACGCGGGAGGACTGGCCCCGTTCGCCACGGCCCCGATACAAATCGTGAGACTCCAGGCGCCGCCTATCGGATCGATCGCCACGGCGCAATTTGTGACCGGCACGGCGCCGGCTGTCTCCGGCCTGGTCGGCAGTCTGCCCACCGTGCGCCACGTCGAAGGGATGGGATAAATGTCAGAAAATCGTGAACTGGCTCTTGTCCTCAAGCTGGTGGCCGATCAGTTCAGCGGCGAGCTCACGAAGCAGCAAGGCGCGCTGGGGTCGTTTAACAGCTTCATTAAGGATTGGAAGACGCAGCTTGCGGCTGTAGGCGGGGCACTGTTTTCAGTGGCGAAATCTACGGCGAACTACGGTGAAGAGTTGCTCAATCTCAGTAACAAGACCGGTGCGTCGGTCGAGGCGCTGGCCGGGCTCAAGTACGCGGCCAACTTCTCAGAGGTCTCCACCGAACAGCTCGCGAAGGGTATTAAGTTCCTCTCTGCCAATATGGTCGAGGCGGGAAAACAGACTGGGGACGGAGCCCAGTTATTTCGCACCATGGGTCTCTCTGCGACGATGGCAACGGGTCAACTCAAGCCGACCGAAGAGATGCTACTTGATGTCGCCGACGCGTTTGCGCGTTCCCATGACGGCGCCCAGAAGGCCGATATGGCCGTGAAGCTCTTTGGGAAAGCCGGGATGGATCTGATTCCATTCCTGAATCAAGGCAAGGATGGCATTAAAGGGCTGATGGAGGAGGCGCGCAGACTAGGCCTCGTGCTGTCGCAGGAAGATGCGGAAGCGGCAGATCGATTTAATGACGAGTTGGACAAGATGACGGGGTTGGCGCGTGGGATGACGATGGTCATCGGCAAGCAACTCCTCCCAATCATGTCCGATTTCATGGAGATGTTCAGGAGCGAGGCGGCGTCACACTTTTTCAGGGGCCTCTCGCATGAGGTCGCCGCGTTCACGGCGATGGTCAAGATTGCCGCCGCAAGCGTGGAAACGATGTTCACGGCGATGACTTTCGATCAACTCAAGCTCAAGATTCGACAGATCGAAGCTGAACTGGGGGCGAAACAGCTGCTGATTGAGAATCCTGACGCAGCGAAATACTTGGGCGGCAACACGAAGAAGCGATCAGGTGACAGGGACATTGCTCCGCTCGTGGATGCAGATAGGGCGAGGAAGACCGCCGCCGATGCCTTGCAGGCCCAGTTCGAGGCGAAGAAGCAGGCCGTCGATAACGAGATGGAGTTGATTCGATCTGGATTCGCACGTCAACAGATCATGGTCGATGCGTCGATTGCTGACGGGATCGCCAGTGAGACACGCGCCACAGAGGAGCGGATTGACATTAAGGAACACGAACTCCTCGCTGAAGTCGAGCAGATCAAGCAGACGCGAGATCTCTTGATGCAGTTTAACGCGGAACGCACGGCGCTTGGGTTTAAGGATGCCGACGACAGACTAAAAGTCGAGACGGATTATCAGAAGAAATTCGCCGAACTCATTCAGAACACCAAGCTCATACGCGATCAACTGGCGAACAACGAACTGAAGGGGCAAGTCGATATCACACGCGCCAGGTCTGCTGAGGCGAAGAAAGAACTCGATCTGTTTATTCAAGGGGCCAATCTCATGGCGGCGGATCGCCAGAAAGAGCGAGACGAACTCGTCGCCAACTCTCAGGCCTGGGTCAACTACTACGACGAGTTGGGCAACGATACCGAGGCGATGTATACGCGCAAAATGGACTTGCTTCGGGCGCAACTCGGGAAAGAGCTCGATCTTAACCAGCGGCAAGCTGCGACTCTGTTGATGGCGTGGCAGACCAATGACACCGAACGCGCGAAGGCCATCCTCGCCAACTCACCAAAGAGCGATCTGCAAAAAGAGACCGCACAGATTAACGCCATGCGCGATGCGACGAATAACCTCAACGCGGCGAGCGGGGATTTCTTCGCAGGCTGGGCCAACGGCATGCGGAACTATATCAAGGATACCAAAACAGGCTTTGGCCTGGCGGCGGATATGGCGCGGCGGACGGCGCAGGCGATGGAGCAGGGGTTCAAGAACTTCTTTTTCGATGCGATGGAAGGGAAGATCAAAGGGTTTAAGGACTTACTCAAGAGCGTGCTGGACTTCGCGAAGCAGATCATCTCGCAGATCATGGCCCAAATGGTCATGGCGGGGATTGCCCAAGCGTTCTCTGGGGCAGCAGGCGGAGTGCGCGGAGGTGCTGGAGGCACTGGAGCGGCCAATTTCTCAAGTACGAAATTCTTTTCAGATGGCGGCGTAGGCAATTTCGGCTCAGGACAACTCGCCATGTTGCACGGCGCTGAAGCCGTGATCCCACTGAAGGGTGGGGCGGTTCCCGTCACCATGAAGGGCATGCAAGGCGGGACACAGGTGAGCGTCCCGATCCATATCGAGGTGATTAACCAAGTGCAGGGGGCCAAGGTGGAAACGCAGCGCAGCACCGGGCAGGACGGCCGTCAACAGATTCGCCTGATCGTACGGCAGGAAATGAATGCAGCCTTTGGGGATGGCTCGATGGATAAATCGTTGCAGCGGTTCGGGGCGTCGCCTCAACCGATAGGGAGATAGCGTGCCGATCTGGCCCGTGACATTACCGCAAATGAGGAGCTGGCAGGGGTACACCCGCAAGATCCAGGACACGCGCATTCGCACCCCCATGGACGCGGGTCCGCCGAAGCTGCGGTCGAAGTATACGGCCAACCTCGTTGAGCATGAGATGCAGATGGACTTTTTCACGAAGGCGCAGTGGGTGCTGCTCGAAGCGTTCTATGTGACCACCTTGCTCCAGGGCACGCAACCGTTTGAGTGGACGGATCCGATCAGTGGCGCGACGGTGAACTTTCGATTTAAAGCCCCGCCGATGATCGGCTCGATGCTGGGACCTGACACGATTCCCGTCACGCTGTCGCTGGAGGTGCTGCCCTGATGGCTCGCTCACTCTCAGTGGCACTCAGACAGGCGATGTTTGCGCAGGAGACAGGGGCAGTCTTCCTGTCTATGTGTTCGATCTCACACGCCTCTATCATCGGTGGTCCGCTGCGCGTGGTGAACAATCTGCAAAATCTCACGAGCAACGGCAACGTCTACGCCGCGTTCCCGTTTCAGGTGACGCTCCCGGCTGACGGGATCGACGGGAGCCCGCGCGTGCGGCTGGTGCTCGATAGCATTGACCGCTCCATCATCCTGGCGATTCGCGGCATTCCTCCTGGCCAGCCGCCGACCGTGCAAGTGGATCTGGTGCTCGCGTCGCAGCCTGACATCATTGAGATCAGTTTCCCGAACCTCACGCTGCGCAATGTGGATTATGACCAGTTTGTGGTGGAGGGTGACTTGGCCCTCGATGAGGACGATAGAGAGCCGATTCCATGGTGGACATTCAGCCCACAGAATGCGCCGGGATTATTCTAATGATGCCTAACGTCTCCAGCTACATGACGATCCCCTTCGAGGAAAAGGGCCGCTCGCACGAGGGGATCGATTGCTATGGCCTGATTTTTCTGATCTTTCGTGAACAGTTCGGCATCGACCTCCCCAGCTATACCGAGGACTACACCACGACGCATGACAAGGCCTCCGTCTCTGCGCTGATTATGCGTGAGTCGATGGACTGGCCTGAAATCCCGCTGGCGCGGGCGCGGCCTGGGGACGTCATGATCTTGCGCGTGCAGGGGCAGCCGTGGCATTGCGGGCTGATCGTGGACCCGCCCCATTTCGTGCATGCGGTGCGCGTCGTGGGCACGGTGCGGGCACGCTGGGACTCCGCACTCTGGGAGAAACGCATCATGGGGGTGCATCGGCATCCGCAGATGAGGGAGCCAGCATGCAGGTAGAGACCACCAATCTCCGGCTCATTGCCATGCCGCACATGCTCTCTGCGGAGCGGGGACGCATCGATGTGACGAGGCCGGTAGGCGGCAACGTACACGATCTCCTGCGGTCGATTGGCTGGACGCCGGACAGCCTGCATGCACGGGTGTTCATCGATGGGGTGTATGTCAAGGACGCCGAATGGGAGACCACTATTCCCGGGCCGGGTCAATCCGTCCACGTGCGCGCGATCCCGATGGGTGGTGAAGGTGGTCAAGGTAAAGACATGGGGCGCATGATTGCGATGATCTCGATCATGGTTGTCGCAATCGCGGCACAGCAATACTGGGCTGCAGGGCTTGTGGGGGCCGCTGCGTTCGCGGCAAGTGCGGCGATTGTTGTCGCCAGCATTGGGGCATCACTCGCCGTCTCGGCCCTCATCCCGCCCGCCAAGCCCAAAATGAACGACCTTTCGGGCCTCAATAGCGGGGCCAGCAACACGCTCTCGTTGAACGGCACCTCGAACCAGCTCATCCCCTATGGTGTCATGCCTCGTGTGTACGGCCGACACCGGATCTTCCCGCCATTGGCCGCGCGGCATTATTCTGAATCGGTCGGCGACGATCAGTATCTTCGGGCGCTGTTTTGTTTTGGGCCGGGACCGCTCTCGCTGAGTGATTTCAAGATCGGGACGAACTCGATTGATATTTTCCAGGACGTGCAAATCGAAGTGCGGCAGGGGCACGCCTCTGATCCTCCCCATACGCTTTATCCCGCGATCGTGACCGAGGAACCGCTTTCGATTCCGCTGAAATATAACGTGACGAGTATTCGCACGAGTAAAGATTCGGCCACGGAGATTTCCATTGACCTCACATTCCCCGGGCTGTTTAGCGAGCACCGGGACGGGCCACAGCCTCGCGGGGTGCAGCATCGCGTTGAATACCGATTACAGGGCACGTCGCCATGGACCGTGGCGAACGGTCGGCTCTCGTGGCCCGCCTCCTACACGACCGTCCTTGCAGGGTCGAACAACGATCTCACCTATTGGGCCTCGTCGAACGGGCCCTATGGCAACAACCTCTCCATTGCCTATGTGGACACGGGAGATCGTGCGGTCGAGACGTTGCAAGTGACGCAAGTGGGGAGTAACGCCTGGGCCTTTGTGGTGGGCTTGCGCAAAACCAGCGGCCTCTATTCGACGGCAGCGCAAGTCATGGCCTTCCTGAACGCGGCGTCGTTCACCTATCGCAACTTCCGCTTCCAACAGACGACGCGATCAGTGGCCTCGATCCTACGAATCGAGCTGGCAGTGGGCAACGATGGCAGCGGGCGCGTGACACCGATGGCCCCAACGCATTTCGTCGGGGGACTCGATGAGGTCGCAGGGCTGACCACGACGGAAGCCAGGACCACGCAGTTTGTGAAATCGCTCACGTTCTCTGTGCCGACTCCAGGCACCTATGAAATACAGCTCACCAGGCTGACGTTGGTGGTGAACGAGACAGATCCCAAGGTGCACGATCTCTCCTTCTGGACGGCGCTCAGAACGGTCCGCGCGGGTGTGCGGTTGCTCCCGGCCGGTATGGCGAGTGTGGCGGTGCGGATTCGCGCTACGGATCAGTTACACGGCACGCTGGATTCGTTCAACGCGATTGCCCATTCCATTCTCCCGGATTGGGATGGAGCCACCTGGGTCGAGCGGGAGACGAACAACCCCGCCTCGGTCTTTCGAAACGTGCATCAGGGCACCGCGAACGCTCGGCCCAAGGAGGATAGCCGAATTGACCTGGCCACACTGCAGGGATTGCACGCGCGCTGCGCCGCGCATGGATTTGAATTTAACGCGATCATCGACTTTCGTTCGACGGTGGCAGAACTCGGGCGCGATGTGCTCGCGGCTGGACGCGCCACACCGGCCTATCGAGACGGCAAAGTCTCCTGCACGGAAGATGTGCCACAGACGATTCCGGCTCAGGTGTTCACGCCTCGCAATTCGTGGGGATTCAAAGGCACGAAATTGTTTGTGGATCTTCCGCACGCGCTGAAAGTCAGGTTTGCGAATGCGGACACGCTGGAGCAGGACGAGCGCCTCGTGATCGCCGATGGGTATGGGGTGACCGGGGCGGACGGCATCAGGCGCGATACCTGGGGCGATCAGACGGATCTGCCGGAGGCCACGCGGTTTGAATCAGTGGAGGCAGGGCTCGGCGTGAACGATCCTGAGCAGATCTTTAAACTCCAGCGCTACCACTTGGGCGTGCTGAAGCTGCGGTCTGAACTGTTCCGGCTCTCCTGCGATTTTGAACATCTCGCCGTGCTCCCAGGCGATCTGGTGCATGTGCAGCATGATGTGCCGTTGTTCGGACTCTCAAGCGGCCGCGCGAAATCGTTCACGCTGGACGGCATCGGCAGGGTCGCCACCGTGACGCTGGATGAGCCCTGCGTGATGACGGCCGGGGTTCGCTATGGCGTGCGGCTGCGGCTCAACGACGGCACGCAATTGCAGCGGGAAGTGGTGACGGTGGCCGGTGCGCAATCAACCTTGACCTTTGTGGAGCCTGTCTAGCCATGAGAATACTCCTACTCGCGCTGTCGCTGCTCCTTGGTACGTCGTCGTTTGTTCATGCACAATCCAGTGAGCAGGTAAATACCACGGCAGCGCAAACACTCACGAATAAAACGCTCACGGCTCCGGCCATTACCAGTCCATCAATCACCGGCACGGTGGCTGGGAGCGCCACGCTGACGACGCCGGTCCTCACCAGCCCCACGATTAACGGGGCGATCGGTGGAAGCGCCTCATGGGATGTCCCTGGCGCGATCGGTGGGGTGACGCCGGCAGTCGGCACATTCAGCACGTTGCGCGGGGACACGTCGATTATTGTCGGCACGACGCCGACGCTGACATCTGGAACGGCAAGCCCTGAAGGCGTGAAGACTCAGCCGGTCGGCTCGCAGTATCTCCGCACAGACGGCGGGGCAGGGACTACGCTCTACGTAAAGGAATCAGGGGTTGGCAATACCGGATGGGTGGCGGTGAGCGCAGGCGGAGCGGTATCGTGGACGGCGCCTGGCACCATCGGCAGCGCCACGCCCAACACGGGCGCGTTTACCACACTCTCTGTCACCGGGCAATTCACCTCGACGGTCTCAACGGGCACGGCTCCGTATGTGGTGGGCAGTACCACAAAGGTCGCAAACCTCAATGTGGATCTGCTCGACGGCGGGGACTGGGCCGCGCCGATTGCGATCGGCACGACGACGCCGGCGGCGATCACGGGCACCACCATCACGGCAACAGGATGCGCGGTGATCATTGCGCAGAAAATATGCTCTGGGGCTGGGAGCCCCGAGGGGGTGCTGACGGCGCCGGTCGGCAGTCTGTATCAGCGCAACGATGGCGCAAGCGGCACGACCCTCTACACGAAACAGTCGGGGACAGGCAACGCAGGATGGTCCGCCCTGGCTCCATCCACGATCGATTGGGCGGCGCCTGGCGTGATTGGATCCACCACGCCGAACACCGGGACGTTCACCGACCTGGAGGCCACGCGCCTGAGGCTCTCTGAGGTCGCCGCGACGTTTGGAGCGACGGTCGCCATCGACGCGTCGTTGGCTTCGCTCCACACCATTTCCGCTGCCACGAACCTCGATTTCCTGATCGTCAACCCCACGAATCTCGTCGCGGGTGATCTCGTCATGATCCAGGTCAGCAACACGAGCGGGGCGACGCTCGGGACGATTACCTGGGACACGCTCTATAAA